TGAATCTCGGCAATGGCTCTTTTTCTGAATTGCTTCCACGTCTCGTTGACGAACTGCCCGTCCTGATAGATAATGGGTACAATCTGAAGACGCTGTTCGTCTTTCAGCTTTTCATCAACAAAGAATGGGTTCTGGGCTTCTGTGAGCCAGTGTTTTTGTTCATCAATAGTCTTGAACACTTCTTTGTAAGAACATCGAACAGCGAGTTCAGAAATGTCATCAGGCAAAACAATTTCTTCATCACTCTTTGGATGATTACTGATGACGTAAATATTTTCATACTCTTTGGAATACTCGTTGATGGTCATAATGTATTCGATACGGTTGACCAACAGAACAGCCCCGACGATGGTAAACAATGACGCAAAGCCACCGAAGACGATACCGAACTTCCAAATGAGAATGACACACAATGCGAAAGCGAAGAAAGAAACCAGTTTTTTCATGGTATGAATAATTTGTCGATTTGAGAAAATGCCAACTTGTGTCGCTCAATCTTGCGTTTGATTTCATCGCACGTTTGCAAAGACCGAATCAATTTCAAAATGGTCTTCATGGCGTTGGCTTGCTCACGAAGAAGTGCTGACCGTGTGTGGTCATATCGCTGTGATGACAAAATTGAAAGCGTGTCTTCACGACTTGCCTGTTCGACAAACGCTTCTGACAACGCCTTCAAATATGGGACATCTATCTGAAGAAGTGTCAACTTCATCAATTCAATTTGCTGTGCCAGTTCTTCCGAACGTTCTTGCGTCAACTCGATTTGTGGATTCATCGCAAATCGGTTTTTCGTTGTTGCTTCGCTTCGCTGGCTTCTTTATCGAGAACGTCACGGTTTTCGATGATATACTGACGCAAGCTGTTTGGACATTTGTTATTGTCAAATAACCAAATCAAGTAATCGGCTGGCACGTTTTCCAGCTTCTTCCCTTTGTGCTTGCCGAACCAAATGGTTGATGTGTCTGTGAGTTTTTCCATGATATTGAAATTTATTGATTTACGTGAATATTGGTTTTGACGTTGACATCAGCATCGCCAGAAACAAAGATATTGGTTTCGACATCGACACGGGGCTTCGACTTGACAGGCTCGTTCCAGTCCCAATCGTGGTCAGGTGTGTCAGGTATTGCATTCCATAGCATGACAGCCAATGCACCAATCATCTTGACAGTAAACACGACAACGTGATAAATGGCGATGACTGAATACTTGACAGTATATCCGACACCGATCAATGAGTATTTGACACCGACCGACGCTGCCATTGACAACCCAGCACCAATCGTCAACATGGTTTGCCCAAACACTTCTTCCATTTCACGACGACGCAAATCACGTCGCCATTCTTGTTCTGTCTGACCATCGTCGTTAATGACAGGTTCATAAATTACATCTTCAATCACGGGTTGTGACCGTGCTATCTCGGTTTTGTTCGCATCGAGCAACACCCATTCAGCGGTATTTTCTGCGGCTCTTTTGCGGGATTTCTGCGGTTGGTACATCGTAGTTCGGTTTTACATAAAACATTGATTATCAACACCGCAATCCGCAAAACTCAATTTCTGCGGTCTTTTTGCGGTGCATCCCCTATCGTATGGCAGGGGAGGGGGTAAAGGCAGCATTCATCGCCGCCCAGTATTGTTCAATAGTACGCTGACTGAATCCACGCTGTCCCCTGAACTCCCGTGCTACTTGTGCGGCACTATATTCAGCCGCCCAGTATGGTTTCAGTTTGACATACTTGGTTTCTTTCAATCGACGTTCAGCGATGATTGTCATGTCATCTGGTGTCAGTTTTTCAGAACGCTGTCCTGATGCGCCTGACCAAATTTCTTCTTCAAATCCGCTTTCGGTTTCTGTTCTGACAAAAGCACGACCAGCCGAATACACCAAGTTGTCAGGTTTCGGTTCTGCTGGCGTTGTCACTTTTGCTTTGACTGTTGGGGTAAATGGATGGTCAATTGGCTTGTCAACGAACAGCGATGTCAATTGTCGAAACACTTCAATCATTCTTCTTCAGCTTTATCGGTTTTGAAAAATAGTGCGAACGATACCAGAAAAGCAATCAGCGATTTCCAGAAACTTCCCACTTTCATTTTGGCGATTTCAAACAGCTTCGGGTCAAGCTGCTCAATCTCCATGTCTTTCATGCGCTTGGCAAACTGTTCATTGTGGTTTTTCAGCCAAACCAAATATTCTTGAATGCCCTTTGTGCCTTTTTGCTTCCATACACGTTTCAGACGCTTATGATGATTCAGCACTTCCATCGCTTCATACTTGATTGAAAACATCTGGTCGGCGTTTTCTTCTGTCAGCGGTGGCAACTCATTCGTGAACTGATGCCCTTCGTCTTTCAGTCGATACAATTCAGACAGCCGCCCCGTCTCGGTGTGCGGTCTGGTGATGTATGCTGGTGGCAACATTTCAGCAAGTTGTTTCAATGCTTTTGATCTTTGCTTGTTCATGCGTTACTTTTTGATGGAGCGTTGAACCCCGATAAACACCAACACAAACATTGATGTCATCACCATTTCAGCAATGACCCATTGTTCGTTGATGGCAAGTGAAAAAACTGCGAACTGAAGGACACCGAAACACCACTTCCATATCTCGGCGGTCTTGACGTTCTTGATTCTGTTGTACGTCACGACTGACCCGATGCCAGTTGCAAGCCCGATGATACTGAAGACAACAGCCGAATATTTGATTTTGTCCCCAAATTCGTGATGACCGATGCTTCCGAATGCGAACATATCAGCCCAAAGAATGACCAAAAGCACGACGACAATCAACCAGTCAGCCGACAATCTTTCCTGAAGCGTTGAAATTTGACGATCTTTTGAACGCTGTGGGCGTTTCTCTGCTTTCTTGATGATTGGTGCGTCTTTTACTTCAATCGCCGCTGGTGCGTCATCTGATGCGCTCACGATTGATTTTTCGACTGGCTCTTCTGGTGAAAACTTAGAATTGAGGAAAGAAAGAAGATTTTCGTCTTCAATTACCGCATTGACACCCGTTGCGAAGTCGGTGTCGTTTTTCTTGTTGTACGATTCAATCCATCGCTGAATGGTACGGTTGCTTTTTCCTGCCTTTTCGGCAAAGGTCTTGATTGTCGATGTCATGTGTGTCGATTTTATTGCTTGTGACAATATTGGCAAATTTAACACAACAAATCGGGAAAATCAATATTTGACCACTACTTGTGATTGTTTGCCCCAAAAATTCAGGCTATATTTGCTACTGTCGATTTATTGCGTGATGAAAATTCCGCATTGCGAGAAGTCCAAACGATGTTCTGTCGTCTTGGGCTTCTTCGTTTTCTGACACTCATCAATACAAAAGCGGCTGGCATCATCACGATACCAACCGCCTCTTAACAAATTATAATCCCATAAACAAGAATTACACCTGTCCCGTATCTGGGAACACCTCACCGCCATTGATGAGCGACTGCCAAAGCAAATATTGCGTTTGACCGTTCTGGTAGGTTTGTAAAGCGAACCCGTAATTGTTGGCAGCGACGTAAAGGAATTTGATGATGAAGTTGGTCACTTTCCCCATGGGTTTACCTTGCGCCAAAATTCGGTTACGTGCTTCGACAACGGCAGCTTTTGCGGTGTCAGCGTTCAGTTGAACAAATTGTTCCAAGAAAACAGGAACGTCATTGATGATTTCGTTTACCTTGGGTTGCACCTGAAGTGCTGCCAAAAGGTCTTGAAATTGGAATCCGTCTTCCAACGTTTCTTCAATGATAATACCCGCTTCCACAGCATCGCCGATGCTGTCCACCACCTCACCATATTCCGCATTTGCTGGAATGATGATGTTCAGTTGTTGTTTAGCCATGACTAAATAAATTAAAGGTTAATGAATATTCACTTCAAAGGTAAGATAATTACCGATGGAAGTCCACAATAATAAAACACGGTACAATTGACGACGGGTTCATCGGGACGTGCTTCTGACCTTTGCTGAAAACAGCTTTGTCATTTACATTCCAGATTTTCCCCGTCACCTTGTCTTTGAGTTGACCAGCTAAGACCGTGCATATTTCAGCGCAATCGTGCCAATGGTTCTCAAATTCTTCATCCGGGGGAATTTGCGTCACGAATCGAATGTGGTCATCAGAATCAATGACTTTGGTGCTTATGGTGTTGCTCAATTTTCTGCTTTCACCAACAGCCCATTTTTTTAACACACTCCACGACTGAAGACTGTCAAATTTCAGGTCAACCAAATCGTTGATTTCCTGAATAAGATTTTCAACTTTTTGCATTTTCATAGTTCGGTTTGTTTATCAATGAATGATGCGTAACAGTCAGGGCAATGAATTTTAAATTCCTCAATGATGCGGTTTTTTTCCGCTAACTCCGACGCTTGTTCCACCTCACGACTAACCTGAAGAATGACTTTTTGCTTCAGCTTTTCCAATTCATCATAAAGCATCGTCGTACTTTTACGACGTGTCGATTTCCAACGAAAGTAAGCAGCAACACCGCCGCCAATAGCGACAATGAATGCCCAAAACTGCTTTGCGATTTCTAAAAATTCATTCATGGGATAACTTTTAAACAGATGCGAAAGATAAATTTTTATTTTGTTCTGATGTGGCAACAGGATTAGAACCTGTATAATCTGATGTGTTGTTATACAAGTTGTTTGCCGTTCCAACAGTCAAAGTTCCTCCGTTTTTTTGAATGCCTTCATCGCAATTTATGATTGTCGATTCTTCTATGTTCACCACTCCTGAATCTTGACGAAGACCAATTGTGCCGTTGTTCATTTTACATCTTTTGATTTCAACGTCAGAAGCCGACGTTCTAAGCGAAGAACATGAAACACGGTCTAATTTTGCTAAGACTGAATTTGCGACAAATAATTCTCCCTCCACAAAAACGTTGTTCATTTCCAATTCAAGCGTTGAACCTCCTGAATTATTGACAATCAGACTGGGGTATCTTCCACCGATTATTTTACGCTTGAATGTTTGCCCTGAATATTCCACATTGCCATTGACAAAAGTGGCATCGCCAGAACGTCCCGTTATCCCCATTGCCCCGTATGAAACACAATCAATCCATTCGACTTCTGTTGCGTCGATGTCAACAAAATCGTACTTGGAATTTCCCCCAGCTTCACATCTTATCAATGCTCCTTTTGAAGTTTTATGATATGAATATCCGTCATTATTCCCTTTGTTAAAAAATGCTTCACAATCTTCTAAGTGAATGGTTGCTTCCCAAAACACATTGAACCCATCTCTGATATTATGGTTGGCAGAACATTTCACACAACGACCAATTGCATACTGAAACCCGAAGCCGTTTACAACACATCCAAAAGCGTGGCAATCAGTCAACAAAAAAGAACACTTTGACAGAATAAAAGCACCTTTCCCATACCTAACTTCAACGCCTGATATTTCTACGTGTGGCGAATTGTACGGTGAAGATGTGCCAGGCGTGTTTGTCGATGTGGTTGTGAATCCTTTATTCTTGGTGTAATAAAAAAACATTCCAGAAGGATTCGCCGCCCCTTGAGGATTAACGTAAAGCGTCGAACCATCGTGAAACCAAGTTCCTTCGTTTGCCGCTACATTGGCAATTGACGTTTGTTCAGAAAGCAACAACCCTTCATCGTTCTGAAACAGTTCTTCAACCGTGTCTGAATTAGCTATCTGATAAGCCGTTGGCAACGCATTTTGTGTCATTGAATCGCCGTCAACTTTGCCACCTTGATAGAAAATTGCTCTGCCGTTTGGTGCGATTATTTTGACACTCAAATCTGATGGAATATCCAAGTCTGGTTCATTTTCGTATGTTCCAGCCACCAAATATATTATTTCTGGTCTATCCTGCAACGCTCGTTGAATTGTAGCGTATGGTCCCTCTAAAGGGTTTCTTCCTCCTCCAACTGCGGGAGCTTCTGGATAAATGCCAAGATTTGTGTCTGACCCTGTTGAAGACACATATCGGATAGTTTTTACAGATTTATTGATTTCAGTTTTAGAAACTTCCTCAACAACTGTCGTCAAATAATCCCCAACCGTGTTGTCGATTGGTAAAATTTGAATGCTTTTTATCTTTATTTCCGTTGCTGTTCCTTCATTGATTGAAGAAACTCGCAAAACCATGTAGTTTCTGGTTGCATCAGTCAACGGCATATTGACTACAAATTCCCCTGCACCTAAAATTTCTTTTTTGTAAGAGACAAGAAATGTGGTAAAGTTGTCAATCCCTTTCCCAAATTCAAAGACGTGTTTGCCCGTTACAGATTCAACGTTTATCTTCAATTGATACTGAAGACCCTCTTTTATCAAGGGTGTGTTGACAAAATAAATATCAGATGTTCCCGTGGTGCTTGAAGTTGTATTTTGAATAACTAATTTGTTGCCTAAAAAAGCATCAGATTCAAAAGAATAAGAACTGCCCGAAGTGATGACACGATAAAAATTCAAATCATCATTTTGAAACCGTGAACGTTTGAATACATTCATTCGGTCATTCTCAACGCCATCAATTTCAACAGGGTTAAGAAAAACACCTTTGACAACATGAATCATGTTGCTAAAAACAGCCGCAACCGAATTTGACCTGTTATCAAATCTGACTTCAATTTGCCCTGATGTGTATTGCTGTGAAACTACATGATAAATTGTTCCGCTGATTTCAATTTTACTCGCTACTGTCCCGCCAATGGTCACAATAATATCTTCGCCGCCAGAATCCATTTTAACATACAAAGTATAAATGTCTCCTGATTGTAGTCCAATTGCAGAAACATTCCACCAGAAACGGGCATCAGTCTGCATTGTGAAGACATTGTTCAAAACAGTCCAGCTACCTTGTTGAAATGCGAAATTGTCAGCTTTTCCAGCAAAAAACCGATGTGGCTTGTCGCTGATTGTCGGATTTAGTTTTTTGACCGATTGTTCGTGTGCCAACGAATCAATCAGATTTTCAAACTGTGCTTGCGTTGGAATATCCCCCGTCTCGAAATAAGTTTTTATTTGTGTTTTTGATTCAACTGCCATGATTGCATTTTTTACGGTTTAACCAATTGCGAAGGATGAGCCGATAACTCCTGAACCAACGCCAAAAAATTCTATAAAATTAGATTGTTCAAATCCTGAACAATTGATTGATGTCGCTTTAACTCGAACCCTGTTATACCCGATGACACTTGTATAAGCGATTCCTATTGTTGCAAAATCTGCGGACGAACCTGACCCTGTTTTTATCTGGTCGCCGCTGGTATTTTCAACATAAATGTCAACTATTGTATTCGGGAAACTTCTCCCCGTCAAAAGTACACCGTTTCCTGTATTATTGAACCCATCAATAAGTGGGTCGCCATACGTCCCATCATAAAATACATAGTATTTATCACCTCGTTGGTCGTATGCTGTGCCACCATCGCTGGTTGATAGTGCGCTATATCCAGACCCGTTGTATTGCTCGGCAACAATATCGCCGCTCGTTTCGACTTTCAGAATAATGTCACCCGTTTCCAAATCGACTTGGTTGCCACCCTGATTGTAGTAAAAGCCCGTGTATTCTGCCGAACCTTCAGTCAATCGAGCAACCGCAACACGGTCTGATGTGATACACTCGTCATCAGCGACCAGATATTCCGTTGAGGTAAGACCACGACCGTTTGTGACAACAACAGTATCGGTTTTGAACTCGACTTCAACTTCAGCCAAATCGCCTTGTGTTTGCCATCGTGGGTCATTCATCAACAGTTCATCAACTTCGTGTTCATACCCTTGATAAAAGATTTCAACGAAGTCGTGCATCCGAATCACACGCATTGCATCAATGAGAAATTCGGGCGCAAGCATCACAAATCGGTGCAATTTATAACTGATTTGTTGAGTAGGAAAATTATATCCGTCACGCTTGACAACCTGTTCTTCGTACTCATACGACGGTTTACCAATATCCGAAGGAATGTAAACCCTGTTTTTGAACGGGAATCTGTATCGAATATGACCGTTCGGAAAAACAAAATCTTCGCCGTGCCAATATTCAATTTTGATAAAGTCTGACAAATCATCAGACATATTGAAAACCTCGCTGAACCAAGTGTTCGACGCATCGGACATCTTCAGATAATAATGACCAGTTTGAACATCGACAATTTGTAAAGGAAGAACAGACGGATAAATCACCAAGTCATAATCGGTGAACGTCGCTACTTCAAGCCCTGTCGCCAATGCGCTGTTCAAAATATCGGTTTCAACTCCCGACTGAAAATCAATCAGCTTCAGTTCTGTAATTGCTGCCCCTGTTTGCGCTCTGACCATTTGAAACGGTGGCAATGTGTCAAGACCTGTAATCAGCGAGAACACACGGTCGAACGCCCACCATTTGCGATGATTCTGCTTTTGAATGTCATCGTACCAAGCCAGTATGTTCAACTGTTTATTCTGTGCCATGCTTCAAAGTTATTTTGACGGCACCCGATGACAGGTTTATCGTCATTTTTGTCACACGCCCATCACCCAAAGACGTGGTAATAAGTTTCATTGGGTCAGGTTCGACAGGTGATGGGTAGTCGATTTCCTGAACTCGGTTTTTCTTGACGCTCAATGCTGTAATTGCATCCAGATTCATTTCGACCGATGATGCTGGCAGTAAATACCGCCAGTATTGATTGTGAGCGTAAACCATTGCCGCATACCCGTTTTGAATCTTGTATTCCAATGGATATGTCAAAGTGATGGTGACGAATGGAAGTTCAAATTCTCCGTCGCCGTTGATGATTGCTTCCATGAACACGAACCCATCTTGTGCAATCTGGTCGCTGTTCGCATGAATCAGGTCAACGTCAGACGTGAAAAGTGAAAGATTCTTTTCGCTCAAATTCCCTTTCTGAACATACGGCGACAACACTTCAATCGGGAATCCTTCAAACGGTTCAGAACTGTCGTCCATCCATTTGTGACGAATCTGTTCTGGCATATCCACTTTGTCGAACTTGTACTTCTTCGTTCGATACGCCCATGGTTTCCCCGTCTTGGGTTCAAGCAAAGTTGTCAAGTCCAAATCAACATCAGTCCCAGAATAGGTCATTCCATTTTCAAAAAACTGAATGTGTTCCAAAACCAAACGATTATTGTCGTCAATGTACCAAGCAAGTTGATAAAAGTCACGACAGAAATTAAGAAAGTCAGCCAATCGAACCCGTGCCTTTTGCGCTGGTTTGTCGTACTCACCAACGATGACATTTGATTTCGGGCTAATCAACGGATATTTTACGCCACCACGAATCGAGTTTGAGCCATACAAAAATTGCGAATGGTCTTGGTCTTCCAGATGCGTCACCGTTGGGTCAATCAACTTCAGCAATGAGTTGATGGAGTCACCAAACTTCATTGCATTTTTCAGCGTGTATTGAGTGCCGCCGTTTTCCTGAAGAAGACGAAGACCAGACGTGTAATAAAACCAGATTGACCATTCCGTCCATTCTGATTTTGCGATGGGGTATGTTTGCCCAATCCCTGATGACGGTGCTGCGATGAATTGCGTGAAGTAATTGCCAGCGAAGTTGACCGCATTTGACGCATAGCGACCCCATCTGTCAGGCGTTGCACTGTTCCCGTCATACGGAATAAAAGCATCATACAACAATCCAATCACTCGTTCGTACCTCGATGAAGAAGTCACGATGTCATTTTCTGGAATTGGTTGCGTGTTGCTGCCATTGACAACGGTTTCATTGGTCAGGTAGCGAACGTACATCGCCGCACTAAACAAACGAACCTGTGAATTTGGGTCATCGAGCGACCGCATGGGTTCACCTGAATGATTGTGCGTACCTGTTCCAGCGGCAGAACCGAAAGCGTATTGAGCCACATAAACGTACCGCTGAATCAATGGAATTGGTGGATTCTGGTCATACAACGCATTTCGCCAAAACAGCCAGTTGTTTTGATATGCCGTGTATGTGATAGCACCTGTATTGACTGCCCCTGATACGTGTGTCAACGTTCCTGATGACGGTGCTGAATCTCCGTTCAATCCTCTGAAGTGCATCTGGAAATTACTGGTGCCAGGTTGCGGTTGTGAACCGATGTACTCAAATTGATTTCCGTTTCCAGCTTGCCAGATAGAAAGAAAGTCATCCCATTCATCGAGTGGGACAGCCGACACGACAAACATGGATTCCGCATTGCCTTGTGGGTCATCAGTAGGTTGAGAACCAAGCCCAGGGAAGTTCGCCGCACCAACCGTGATGAACTGATAACGACCATCAGCACGGTCATACTGTGGGTAATTGTACGAACCAGACACATCGGGGTCCAGCGTCCCCCCGTTTGCGGTTGTGCCGGGGATGTATGCCATCGTCAATTTAGTGGCGAAGAAGTAATCATTGACCAGCTTTAGCGACAAGAATGGGTCTTGCAATATCGTCGGGTCTTGAATCGGCTGTTCCCAATGAACGCCCGACATGATATTCGTCACCACATTTGAACCCAAGATGTAAACCTGAACCAACGGTTGCACCTTCAGCAACACTTCTGCCGTCTCTGGGGCAGCTTCAATCAGGTCAAATTCTTTGTCCATCGCATCCATGACCTTTTTATATCGGTCAAGGGGTTCGATTTCCGCTTCAACGGTCTTGTTGTCTTCGTCGAACTCGCAATCAGTCTTTGTGAAAGTGCCGACCCACCAATCAAGTTCCCATGGCTGATTTCTTGGCTTCCTGTCAATGTGAACCACAAATTCATGCCCGAACGATGATGCGTCAATCAAGTCAAAGTCACCACGCACGAAGGTCAGCTTTCCCGATAGCTTTTCACGGAAAAACACCTGATTCGCTTCCCGTTCCACTTCTTTGGACAGGTCGCTTCCGTACAACGGTGTCATTTCAACCGTCGTCGTGTCGGTTTCAACTCTGAATCTGTAATCAACTTTGGACATAAATTCTTGTCAGGTTTTTGTAACGCTCAACCAAATTGCCTTTTTCGTCTCGATGATATTGCTTTTCACCTTGCTTGCGAATTGCAGAAACATCGCTTTCCAAATTACTGATGTCGGCTGATGACGATTGACTTCCAGCCGCACCGACGACCATGACTTCACTATCTGATGAAGCCTGACCATTTATCTTCCCGTATTGATGTTCAAATGTTCCACGACGTAGTGAATTAACCAAGTCGGGCAACACCTTTCGATACTTCCGTGTTTGCTTCGTTGGGATGATGGCAACCGCTTCGCCTTTTTGCCCGAATGCTGGGCGACCTTCTGACTGGAATCCCAGATAAGTGTCGTTTCCTGATGCGTGTGAACCACCGCCAAGAATTTCCAGACCACCTTCGCCAAACTGTTTTTTCGCCAATTGTGACGCTCTGATTTTAGCAGCTACGAACGACCCCCACATGGCGGCAATTGCTCCGATTGCCAAGAATGGCCCTGCTGGCCCAAGTCCCGCAAATGAAGACCAAATCTTCGCCGAAGCGGTCACAAGATTCGATGTTTGTTCAAGCGTTTGAATGGCGTTTTGCGCTCGTTGTGCCTTGCGCTGTTCTTTCAATGCTCGTTCCTGATTCCGCTTCGCTGATGCCAGTTCGTTTTCTGCCGTCTCGACGCTGTGAGCATAGCCAGCATTTCGGTTTTGAATCTCGATGTCCAATGCTCGCTGTGATGCCGCCACTTGTTCGTTGGCTGCTTGTACGGCTTGATTCGCCGCTTCCTGACGTGCTGCGGTCAGTTCTCCAATCAGTTCTTTCGCATAGCCGACCGATTCGTTGAGTGCCGACCGTGTTTCATCATCCAAGTCGAAACCGAAAACATCATAAATGTCATTGACTTGGCTGCTTGCTCGGTTCAGTTCCGTGTCAATTCGAGCAATTTGGTTCTTAATAGTCTGAAGTTGTGATTCCGTCAGGTCTGAACCAAATTGTTCATTCAATTGCAAAATCTTCTGAAGACGTTCTTTTTCAGCGTTCAGACGAAATTCTGTTTTCTTGCGCTCTGATGTGCGAAGCAAATCAAATTCAGATTGCGCCAGCGATTGTTGTTGGTCAAACGATTCAAGTGCTGTCGCTTTACGTGCTTGCGACAACTCTGATTCCAACGTTCTGATGGATGCTTCCAGTTGCGAAGTGTCTATCGGCGGCAACGTGTCGCTGAACTGTGAATTGAGTTGTTGAACTTGCGCCAACATATCTCGTTTTTGCTGAAGCACCAGTTCCGCTTTTTCTTCTTCCGTTCTTTGCGTCAACTCAAAATCAGACTTTGCGATTGATTGCGCTTGCTCCAACGCTTTCATTCGTGCGTCACGCTGTTTTTCTGCCAGTTCGATTTCAGCGTCCGATAAATCCTGAACAGCAATGCGTCGTTCTCTGACGATTTCCAGAAGACGACCTTCGATGATTTCAGAAAGACCCAATGAACGAATCTTTTGATTGAGTGCGACAGCATCACTTTCGGCAATCAATTCATTGGCGTTGACCTGAATCCCCGTGAACTGCTGAATCGTTTCAATCTGTTTTGCGAAGCTATCATCAGAAAGGCGAACAGTTTCTTCAAAAATGTTTCTTCGTTCAGCCAGCGTCAGCCGTTCGTCGTTCAATCGACGTTCGTTGATGGTCTTCTGATTGTCAAACCCATCAATGAGAATATCCAAGTCACGTTCCAAACGGTCTTGCTGAAGTTCAGCCAGCGTTCGTTCGTTATTGATGCGAGTGACCAGAAGGTTTCGTTCTGCCGCTGCCACTTCTCGATAAGCGTCCAGTTGTCTATCCAGTAAGTCTTCGACCTGTTCACCGTTGGCACGTCTTAGGTCGATTTCCGTATTGAGAAGCGAAAGACTATTTTTCGCCAACTGAATTTCTTTAGCGGCTCTTTGCTCCGTTGCTTGTCTGGCACGTTCTGCCGCTTCTTCACGCTCTTTGAAGGATTTGGTCGTATCATCTGCGATTGCTTGACTTACTTCTTCAGCGGTCGTCAGTTCTTCAATTGAACGAACCAACGCACGATTGGCACGACGAACAGAACGCTTTGCTTCTTCCAGCTTAATAAAGGCGTTCGTTTCTTCGACGATTTCTTTTGTGGCTTCTCTGACCGCTTCTGCAAACTCATTCTGTTGTTGAGCATCAAGACCCGTCAGAACTTGCGTGAATGCCGTCCCTGCTCGTTTGGCTGCTTTTTCAGCTTCATCAAAATTGAAAGTGATGGACTGATAAATGGTTTCCCCGACAGCAATTGCCAAATCAATGACCCCTTTCAATCGGTTCACCACTTGGTCAATCAGTAGTTTACCGAATGAACGCAACGCTTCCTGTGGGTTGCTGAACGCCCATTCAATCCCTTCAGCGACCTTGACCGCTATATCAACCAATTGAGACATCACACCATTGACGATTCCTGTCACCTTCGCCATCAGTTGCGCCCCCTTTTCGCTTTTCGTGAACGCATTGAACAAAGTTATCAGAACGCCAGCAAGTGTCGCCAGAACCAAAACAATCGGGTTCGACAGCAATGCTTTGAATGAACGACCAACGCCCTGAACACCACGGGCAACGTCTCCCAATGCGCCTTCGCTTTCCAATAGTGAATCGGTGAACCCTGATTCAAAGTCTTCTGATGTTTTGCCCGTGATAGTGCCAAGATTGTCAATTTGGTCGGTCAACTCCTGGATCTTGGTTTCATAGGCTTCGGTCACTTCCGTCGTCAACTTCGTTGACTTTTGTGCCGCTTTGTATTGTGCAACCGTTTCTTCCAATTCTTTTGCCAATCGCTGCTGGTCTTTCGATGCGTCACGAATGGACTTGGTGTAATCACCAACGGACAGCGTGTGTTTGCCCGTTTCTTCCTGCAATTGCTTCATTTCCTGATAAATCGCATTCGTCGTCTTTACCAGTTCTTGCCCTTCTTTGGTGTTCTTGCGTTCTTCGGCTGACATCTGGTTCAGCCTGATTTTATTGATTGAATATTGAGCCGACAAACGATTGTACGACCCCTCTTTTTCGGTGAGAAGTTTGGCTTCCAGCTTATTGACCTGATTCAGCGTTCGTTGAGCATTCTTCAACGCCGCAATCTTGACCGCATTATCAGACAATGATTCGGTGTACTTCTGATAACGTCGATTGATTTCATCAGCTTGTTTCGATGTGGCTTCGATTTCGTCACGCTGCGATGATGTGGTGGCGTTCAGCTTTTTGATTTGTGCTTCAAGGCGTGAGGCGTTTTGTGCTTCATTCTGGCGTAATCCTTCCAACTTGCTGTTGACTTCTTCAAGTTCAGCAATCAGTTTTTTCAATGCCCCGTCGTCCTGATATAAGTCGGACGTTTTGATTGGATTCGCCATTTAACGTCTGTTTTTAGACTGTTTTTTCAATTGTTCTTTCACGACTTCCAATGCCTGATAATAGGCAAGCGTCGTCATCTTTCTTGGCTCGTTCGACACGTTGTATTGCTTCAAAAGAACACACGTCTGTTCAAACCCTTTTATCATTTTGACTTCCAGCCCTTCCCGTCCGTGATAGTTCTTGGGCTTCAATCGAGACATCAAAAATTCGTCAATCGCTGCAATCTCTTTTGTGAAGTCTCGCTTCTCGGTTATCGACTGAAGTATCAATATCGTTCGTCGCTTCAGTTGCGTGTAAAACTCTTTGGTCGTTGCGCTGTCCACTACCTTCGGAAAAAAGAACTCAAATTCAGTATCAAGTTTTTTTTTAATAGCATTCAAAAACCGTCGTGCGCTGATGAATGGCAGTTTCTTTTTGCCAAGTTCATTCAGTATTGCTTCGATACCATCTTCAGTCAAATCAGCGTCTTTGATTTCACGACCGTCAATCTTCCGAATCATTACGACAAAACTGTTCAGCTTTGGATTCGTCTTCGACATGATAAATCGAATGTTTTGCTGAAGGTTGGTCAATTCCGTTTGTGCTGCATTTGCATCACGAACGACAAGCTGACGAATTGAATTGATGTGTTTGTCGAATGCGTCAAGGTCTGACCCGATGCCCCCGTCAATCAACAGATTCAAATTGTACGACTGAAAGCGTGTGATTGGAAGTTCTTGAATACTGTCGTACATTTCGAGAACGTGACCGTTGAATTTTAATGTCATAATTTATTGAATTTGTAAATCTCCAATTCCAGCATCTGTTGACCAAGAATCATCATACCAATATTCAACATCACCGTTCGGATAAATAACACGATGACCATTGATAAAATTTGATGTGTCAAGCGAATCACGTTCAGCAATATCAGCAACACGGGTCGCACCAGCACCGTCACCGCTTGGCTCTATTGGAACAACTGGACTTGTTGGATATGTCACTTCTTCATCTGTCGGTGTTCCAATGATTTCAAAATTTGTGTCGTCATACATATCTGAATTATAAACTTCAGGCTCAAAATATTGAAACCAAGAATTTGTATTTGTCCCACCTCGACGACGGATTTCAACTCTTTTTAATATTGGCATAAATTAACATTTTAAACGGTCAAAATATTTGATGTCAAAATCAATTCTGAATCCACCGAAGGGACGCATCAGAAATTGATTGTCGATTTCTTTGTCAGTATATCCTTTGTAAATTGCTTCAGCACGTTCCCATGACTTCGACATTCTGATTTGCGACTGAACCAGCGTTGTGTCTTTGATTGCTTCAATGACATCGAACTTCACATTCTCAATCGTTCGCTGTTGCCAGTCATTAGGATAAACAGTTCTAAAATCAAACCACACAATCAGACCGCCTTTTGTTCGATAGTCTTGAACACGTCGTCCCATGTGTGCGATGTCTTGACCGTCTTCGATGTCGAAGAATGTGAAGTTTCCGATATGACTGTCAGGAAACATCTTCAGATAATCTTCTTTGCCGATGTAAACGGCTGGGAATTTGACCTGACGTTTTTCTTTCAATTCAACCAGCTTTTGAGCCTTTCCGAACGCATGATTCAACCATGACAATTTTGATGTCAATGCCGTTTGAATTTCGAGCAATGCAACATCAATCAATTTTGGGTCAACTGGCTGTGGTATCGTCGGCATTTTAATCATGTCAAAATTCTTTTTTTCAGTTCTTCAGTCAATGGTTCACGAATCATTTCACGCAATTGGTCAATGTGTTCTTCAGTCAATCCAAAAATGGAAGAACCATATCGTCGTTCCAGCCAGACTTTCTTCTGGTCTTTTGCATTCAATGTAAATTCATCACCTCCGTAAACGACAAAAAACGAAGCGTGAAAATCGCCTTCGTCTTTTAAAGTCACTCGGTCGTATGGTTGCCCCTTTCGACGCTTCTTCCTGATGGTCGCTGGTCGATACGGTGGACTGATTTGTTGCCCGTCAGCGTTGAACCCATTGTAAAGCTGGTCATCAACATTCATGCGTATCACTTCCCGTTCACGGTCTTTCACTAAATCCAAAATGATTGCATCTGTTGAACGCTCAACTTCAACGATGTCATCAATCATATTTTGGATAGCTGTTATCATTCTACTTTATCAAAAATGTCAATAATAGTGCGACGCATAGGATGATGACAAATTGCATCATCTGAATCGGGAACGAAAACCAAAGGAAAACGCTACCGACGAAAACCCAGACTATCGCCCTGGGCCGATACTGCCAAAACGAATGCTTCTTCTTCGACATGGAAGGCAAATTTTGTCAATTCCTGAATCGTCAAATGATACTGACTTCAACGCCTTTTTGTATCGACCGTGAAGCGTTGAATCGTTTCGACCTTGCGTGTCCCCGTCGATTTCATACAGTATTTGTGAACGTTCGACATTCGCTTCGTTTCTGTTCACACGACTTTCGGGATTGAAAGCCAATTCACGAAGCAAGTTGATTCCTACCTGATAGGCAATGACGCTTTTGAACAGATTCTTTTGGTCGGTGATGAACGACGTGTAATCACATCGAGCATTCAGACACAAATTCAATCCGTAATTAGTGGACACCGAATAATGTGTCTTTTTCAAGTCCCAAAGATTGTTGATGTCAGGCACGTCAGCCGTGAACGCTGTCGCTTTGAAATATCTGCCCGTTGGATATGATGTCAGTCCACGTCTGTCCCACGTATAATCACGAACGCCATTGATGGCATTTCCCGTGATGGTGCGCTGGTCGTACCCGATGAAATATGCGCCTTCTCCGTCCAGCTTCCATGATACGTTGACCCATTGAACAGAACCGTCGCCCTGATAATCGACCAATTGAGTTTGAACGGGTGCTTTCTGACCGCTTTTGAATAGATGTACGCCAATTATTTGATTCGTGTTGAACTGAACCCCAATTTGCGTCACTTCTGTCAATAGCGACCGACTACGTGCTGGCACAACCTCGATGCCGACAACTTTTCCTGATGACAATTCCAAATCGTCAAAATTACCTGTAACCGAAAACAGTTTGTCACGCTCCAATAAGTTGCTGGCTGTCTTCTTTTCAAATTTTTCATCAATCCATGCTTCGATTGCTTGGACGATAGCATCTTCTGTTTTCTCCTTCAACCATGCTGTGAACGCTGTATTGATAGCCGACTGGTCGCTGTGAATGCGGTCGAACTCTGGGCAAATACTGATAAGGTTGTCAATCGACAACAACGGATGAATCGAGTTGAACCAAAGACCAGTTGAAGAAGTGGTCATGTCGGTCAACTGCCAACCGTCTGAATCAGGATTTTGCCGCCATCCGACAAGTCCCAGTAATTCCGCCTTTATTTGCGCTGCATCATACATGATTGAATGGTTTTATATTGAAATGGGACGACCGTTCGCAAATGGACAGCCGCCCCATCATTAACCCCAAAAAACCGAACGTGAAGGTGTGTCAGAACACCAACCGCATCTTATGTGGAAGCAATTGCCACTTTCATAATAGACGATGGACGTGTCGCTGGGTCGCTGTTGTACGGTGTCAAGAATGCCACGGCGGTATGGAATCCATACGCTTCAGCTTTCGTCGCCGTCAAATGCGCCGTCGCTGCACCACCCAAAGCAGAACCGTTCACCGCATCATCGTACTGGTACACACCAATCGGAAGGTTCGCAATTGGAAGCGTCTCAATGTCCCACAAGTGCTTGTGTGTGCGATTCGCCATGACACAATCTGGTGCAAATTGCTGAAGCATTCCGACCGCCCCTGCTTGAAGTGCAAACGCTGTCGCTTTGTGACCAGCACCGTTCGCCAGATTGTTACTAAAGTGGAAAATCTTGTCATTGTACTGGTACGTTTTGTCCTCGCTGTTGAACTGTCCCTTTTCCAGTAAGCGGTTACGAACGTGCGATTCCATTGAACCGTTGGCGACTACATGAACGGGACCGAAAAAGTCATTCCCAGAAAACAACGGATTGATGTCACCGACGACGGCATCCTGTTCGCTCAACGGCGCAACAACAACGTTTCCTGTCAGCGAGTATCGACCACCCAAATCATCCTGAAGAACTTGCGTTTTATCGGCTTCCATTGCAGCACCACCGGCGACATCGAGCAAGTCCATGAACTTGTAAATGTGTTTACGCATCTGCTCGTTGAACTCCCGTTGCATACTGATTTCGTTGTTGAAATGCTGTGCTGGGTGAATCAAAAAGCCCCAATAGTAGTGCGTGAAGGTGATGTCAACCAATTGTGACGTGGATGGACTGCCCGTAATAGCCAGCGGAATCGTTTGGTTTTGAACCTGAACGCCCGAATCGTAGTCAATGACGGGTGCTTGTAATTGAGAACCAGCGGCGGCAATCGCCTTTTGCTTCAAATCTTCGGTGATGATGCCTGCTGGGTCATCTGTTTGTGCTTTGAAAGCATCGAGAAAACCCCAGCGAGAAGCACGGGTTTCCCATTTGTCGAGTGGGCTTCCTGCCCGAAACGCCTGAAGGCGTGTGTTAATCAAACTCATGTTACTGAATTAAAAATGGTTAAAAATGAATAGCAACGTCCCGTGTCGCTGTGGTTAAAAAGCTATTCGCCGCCTTCACCACGAATGGGAAGTTCAGCGACTTTATATTCCTCCCGAATGGCTTTTTGACGTTCGGCGAATTGTGGGTCTGTCTTGGCAATCTTCTCGTTCGTCAAAATGTGACTGACAATGAGTTCATCGGCTTGAATCTGATTTTTAACCCCTGATAAATCAAGATTCGTCGGAGTGCCGCCACCGCCGCCACCTGCTGGTGGTTTCGTGCCGCCGCCCCTTTGCTGCTGACCTCCATCAATCAAGTCACCAATTTTTTGAACAAAGAGTTCGCCAGCCGTAAACGGATTCAGACCGTTTTCTTTGTTTCGCATGATTTCCCCTTTGTCATCACGGAACACTAAAGTTCGACCGCCGCTTCCGTCGTCCACCCAATCGGGCTTCAATGTCTGCATCAGTTGTGCTTTTCGATTGGTCAACGTCTCTTTCAGCAAGTCTTCAGGAATAGTCCCTTTGAACTTGATTTTATTGTCAACCAAGTGAGCATCGAAAGCATGGTTCAGTTGAAGTTCAACCGCTTGTGCTTGCTGGGTTTCCAGCTTCTTCGTCAATGCGGTCTTTTCTTCTTCCAGCGTTGATTTCACTTTCGTCAATTCGCTTTCCTTGTCCTTGACCCGTTGTTCAAGTGATGCGATTTGTGTCTTCAACGCTTCGTCGTTGCTGCCCTTCTTCAACTTGTCCTGAAGGTCAGCTTTTTCGTTTTCCAGCGTCTTGATTTGGTCAGTCAGTTTCTTGACATCCCCTGCGCTGTCTGCCGTTTTCTTCAGTTCGGTAACAACTGTTTTCAGGTGGTCGTATGATTTGACCCCCCCTGGCTTCTCTTTTCCAGTCAGTTGTTTCAAGTCAGTATCAACAGAATCCCAAATTTCTTTGGTTTTCTGACCAATTACTTGGTCTTCATCATTGCGTGACAAAGTTTCAATTACGGTTAGCTGTTCGTCGGTAAGACCCGCCAGCTTTGCGTCCGATTTTAAAAGTTCTTTCGTTAGCATAAAACGTCCCTTGTTTTAAGAGTTTGAAAATTGTGGGGTTAATGAATTACTTTTGTTCGACGGCTTTCTGTTCAACAACGCTGGTGTCAACTCCTTCTGGGGCATGAAGAACCTTGACGTAAGAATAGCCCAGATTTCGGGCGTTCTTTCTGAAATTGTTCCATGCACGAATGTCGAACTTCTGAACCGTTGGTCGTGAAGTCTTGCGCCCTGCGGTAGCACCTGAACGAGCAAACGACACCTTTTCGATTTCAGCGTGAACGATATTTTCTTCCCCTTCTGGCACCGTGTACGAAGTCACACGACCTTTGTCCATTTCTGGGTTTCCAGTCGATTCAAATTCGACAACCTTAGCTTCAGGGGTTTCATCTGCCGACGCTTCAGACGTGTCGTAACCTTCGGTCAATAGATTCGGATAAAGTTCGCTGACATCTTTGCGAACGGTTGCTGGCTGAACGCCGCTTTCTTGTGCGACCTGATTGATGATTTCGTCTGCGGACAACTGCCCGTCAGCAACCAATTTATCAATCAAATCCCGTCTTTCTTGCTTAGACATAAGAGTTCAAAATTTAGAGGTTAATAATTATGAATTTCGCTCAATTACCCAACCCGCACTTTCTAAAGCGGTGATAGTTGCGGTGTCGGTAGGAATAGCGTTTGTTCCGTTGATTTGTATTTTTTTTGTGCCTGTGGCTTCAGACCCCATTCCGGCTTGGATTGCTGCCAATGAATTTTGCAGCAATAAATTTATTTCGTTGACATCAAAATTTGCTGAAGGGAATTTTAACAATCCCAATTTTGTGCAAGCCGCCCAAGACAATGGAATATCAACTGGCATATTTGACCCATTATCAAACCAGCATTGAATCAATGTTTCTGAAACATCTTCCAATTTCAACGATGAAAAATTTGAGCCTTGCCAATCACAATTCCGCATCCACAAAGCCGTCATTTTTTTTGCATATGGAATCACGGGGTACAATTCTGACTGAAGATTTCTGTCAGTAACGTTGTTTAAATCAAGTCTATCTGTTACCTCAATAGCATTAAAAAAGAATCGGTCATATTTTGATACATTCCAATTGTAGCCTTCCATAATTAATTTTGATTTATTGGTTCAATAATTGTTGAAGAATCTGGCTTCATTTCTTTTGCATACTCAATCAACTGTTCTTTGATTGACTTGATTCGTTGTTCAAAGGTTGAGTTCAACCCGTATTCGGTTATTGGCATGACCTCTCTTTCAAATCGCATGATGAAAGAACTGAAATTCAGCTTCACCATGTAATCGTGATACTCGATACGCCCTGCACCGTACATCTTCGAGACTTCATCATCTGATTTGTGTCTGAATGGGTCAAGGTTGTTCAAGATGCGTTGCCGCTGTAATTGTTCAGGATTGTTTCTGAACTCGGTTTCATAATAGCGGTCTTCCAACATATCGAGTGTTGACACGCTGAACGCTGCTTTCTTTGCTTCCTGATACATGGTCAGCAATTGCGTCGGTGTCATTATGTAGTGTTCCGTCCCCAAGCTGATGGAAGCGGAAACAAAACTTTCAGTCCCATATCGAAGACGACAAATGGTTTCATCTGTCCATGCCATCACCGCTTCAAAGTTCTGTTGTGGCGTTTTCAATGCCGCTTCGAGACTTTCAAAAATGGCGACGACTTGCTTTTCGTTCACCGCTTTGTCGTTGATGGACATTCCCTGATACCCCGTGACTGCCGTGTAAACTTCCGCTTCTCGACGGTCAATGTCTTCATTATTGTAATCGAGCGAATCACGGTCAATCTTCGTGATTTGAACTGGATTGCGAAGGTCAGCACCTTCATTCGCTGGCGATGGTGGGTCAATCTCGATGAATGAACCAGCACCATCCAAACGACGCTTCTGACAAACAGGGCATGGCTTGGGTGAACCCGACTGCAAAAGGTGATACCCGTCACGGGTCTTCAAAAAACCGTTGTCGCACCACTCGCCCGTCTCGTCGTGCTGATAGTCACAATCCGTCGCAAAAGCGGAATAAATCGGGTAGCGACCATACAAATTCAGGTGTTCATTCGACACTATGAAGAACAACAACATATCAAGTTTTGAAAGCACCGTCGAAAGCGGTGAACGCTTGATTTGTGGTTGCTTGTATGAAAGTGGTGTCGTCCAGAAAAAACGTGCTGGACAGTAGCCCAGCCCATGTTCGTTCTCAATCGCTGGCGTTGCGTCAACTTCCAGATACGAACCTTCTTTGATATTGAACACTCGATAAAAACCGTCGTCAAAAACAGCAATTCGGTTCATGCCCTGCCTAAAGATAATCCAGTCAAATTGAACATGGTCAACGACATTAAAATCAATGACTGAACCAACGGGCAAATAATAGAAATACGGTTCTGGCTGTTCTCCGTTCTGCTGTTCTGGTAAATCAACAACGACAATCGAGTTGATTGCCGTCTTCATCGTTTCAAAACCTTCAGTCTTCCAACGTCTCAACGTCTTCAGCACTTTGGTTCGGTAATACTCCCAATCGTCAGCGTCTTCGGGTGACAGAAATTCGTATTTAAAAACAGGATTGCGTCCGTCGAACAGCTTTTCCAAAGCCGTGAAGATGCGTTCTGTCAGCGTTACCGTCTGAACGGGGTATCTGAACAGCGACAAAAACATCCTGTATTTGTCATCTGGAAGAAGCGTTTTGACAAGCTGAAAAAAATCGGTAACGGCGGCACTTGCTTCATGCTCTGAAATAGTGGCTTCACAATGAAGTTTTAGCCTATTTTCTTGTTTTACCGCTTTTGGTATTGCGACCCGATTTGCGCTTGGCTTCCGCTTCAGGATTTCCTGAATTTCTGCTATGGTCAGCGGCATCCGATTCGTTTGATTGATTAACGACTTCAGCATCATCGTCGTCGGCGTATTCCCAACCTCCACGACTGGACGCTGGTATCGACATGATGTTTTTGGCGTGTTGTTCGCCAAATTCACGAACACCCAACAACGGGTGCTGAAGTCTGATTCTTTTTTCTTCGTTCATTGCTGATGCAAATTACAGTTGCGTCAATGCGTCAAAGTCTGACGGTGTGACGATGTGAAGGTTGTCTGACCAGTTTGGCAAGAATGACCATTTGACCATGTTCTTGTCCACTTCTTCATACATCCCCATTCGCTTATCAGAAACGAAGAAAGAACGAATTGGAATACCCTTGAAAATGGTTGGTGTGTCTGGGTCATCAGTCACGCCAATCAGTTGACCATGTTCGTTGATTAAGACGATGGAAAGTTCTTTTTCACATTCGTACTTTTTCAATTCCTTGATGATCTTCTGTTTGATGTCGATGAACGCCGCTTCAAACGTGGAAGGATTTCGACCGATGGTGATTGGTATGCCGCCCAAAGTTTGGTTGCCCCCTCCGTACTCACGGGCTTCACCAGCTTCATTGACTGGTTCTTGAATGTAAGGCGAGAACTGAACTTTTGTATTGTCGGTGGCAGCTTTCAAAGCCGTCCACGTTGCCAATAGATTTGGGTTGCTGGTTGCAATGGTAATTTCATTCACCGTTGCGCCGTCTTTGGTGCGCTGAATACCAAATTTTTGAATCTGCCCAAGACGCTCCAAGCATTCATCGGTGGGAATCGTTGGAATTTGAGCATCTGGGGGACATCCGCAAAGTAAAGCCATGATGATAAATTTAAGATGTTAATTGACTTTGCTGCCTGTCCCGTGGGCGATAATAGTCGAATATAAAACTAATTTGATTGATGCAAAATTATAAAAACATTTGGATAATTCCAATCTTTTCATTAGTTGCGACGGCGAACCCCCTTTCGACCAGATTGAATCAGTCGCCCGAATGCGTATCGAAGGGCATCCATAGCGTGATTGAACTCGCCAATCGGAATACTCGATTTCTTGTCGTTCCACACGTAGTTGTTCAACTCTGTTTTTACGTTCTTTGAGCGTGGTGTGACAACAATCAACCATTTTTTAATCTCCCTGATGTCCTGTGATATACCGCTTTCTTTCTCGGTGGCTTGCGTTTTGCGTACTTCCTGAATGTTATATTTCGCCTTTCTGATGCGCTGGGTTGTCCTCGGTTCATTCGTGTCGCAAATAATCAACTGGTGCTTCAGCACTCCCAGTAAGTCAAGACGACCAACGATGTCGTCAAGATGTGTTTCGTAAATTTCTTCATCGACGTAAATTCGTTTTTTTCGCTTATCGACAGCCACACGAACCATCGCCAACGGGTCTGGTGAATATCCATAATCCAGCCCACGAACAAATGGAAGACTTTCATCAAATTCGCCTTCAATCCAATTATCAAAGATGACCCCTTCAGCACGTTCGAGCCATCCCCCGATGTAGTTGTAATAGTAGTATGACGAATGCCAAATCTTTCTGATTTCCAGCTTCAGTTCTTCGGCTGATTTCGTCCATGTGATGCGTGTCTGTTCAATCTTGTCACGAACAGCCTGTTTTGCGTTTTCTGCTTTCTGAAGCCAGTCTTTCGACAAATACCCCTGACGCTCGGCAATCTTGTACGTCGTGTGAATGTGTTCGACCTGTGGATGACTACTGACCGTCACTTTAAAGTTTTCGACATCAATCTGCTTGCTGTGCTTTTCAATCCATCGCTTATAAATGAAGTGTTCACGGGTTGTCGGGTTCTGAATCCAGATGACACGGTTCTGAAGCGATGTCGTTCTGATGCTGTCGTCAATGGTGTCGAACGCTTTTTCATCTTTGAAGTCTTCGCCTTCCTCGATAACCCATGTGGTGATGCCAGCGATTGATTTCAACTTTGCAGTCTGGTCGCCCGATGATGTCTTGATTCCGCTGAAGTAAATGAATGAACCTGTCCGCTTGTTGGTGATGACCTGTTTGGTGATGTGAAAGTCATCACTAATACCAAGACGGTCAAGCGTGATTTTAAGTTCAGGAATGATTGACAGTTCAGCCGATGCCATTGTGTATCGAGTGAACAGAATGCCATGACCTCGTTGATAGGTGAGCCGGGCAATAAAGTCGTGAACAGTCGATGATTTGAGTGACCCACGACCGCCAGTAATGAGGTAATACCGCTTGTCAGAAGTGTAAAGCGGCTTGTATAGCTTATTGATTGAAACACGCTTCGCCTGATGATTCGCTGGTCGTGCCTGAATCGTCGCTTTTGCGGTTGCTGTTGAGTTTTTGAGCGAAAAAACTTTCTTGTGAACAACCGTCAGTTGTGGTCGATATGACTGTTTTAACCCGACTATCATTCGACCCAATCAATTGGCGGTATGTCCACGTCTTGATTGATTTTTTCAATCGGCTTCGGGTTCTTCTCGAACATTCGTGCATCCGTGTTGTAAAGAACGGTTTCTGTCAGTTTTACCGATGGGCGAATAAACACTTCCTTTCGCCTCACTCTGGTCGTCCTCATTGTGACGTTCCCCTCGCTGTCTGTCGTTGGCTCTGCCTCACGTTCTGTGAGTTCGACAGTATATCCATCCATCAAGCGTTCAGCGTTCGTTCTCGCTCTCTGTCGTAGCTTGTGACGATAGATTTGTTCCTTCTCTTTGTCCGCTTCAAGATATAAGTCGGCAATTTCGGGAATATCACGTCGCCAATTGAAGAAAGTCTTCACATTTATATCGGTCGATTTGCAGCATTCATCAAGTGCAAAGTCATCTGTCTCGTACATCAGACAAATGACCTTTGCAATCTTGACCTTTTCTTCCGTGGGGATGTCACGCCCTTTTGACGGCTTCGCCAATCGGTACGTCTCGCCGTCCCATTCTACCTTGTGATATTGAATGCGCTGTCGATTGCGCTTGTTGTCTGTTGTCCGTCCCATAGACACCCCCGTTTTGATTTACTGTTTACGATGATTCACGACGCTTCTTTTTGAATAGACGTGATATTTTTTGACCAATCCATGTGATGATGGTGTCCAGTAGTGGAATAATCGTCACGATGAATTGAAGTAAGTCAACCACCTTCTGTTGACCGTCTGGCGTTTCAATCAGCACTTTGTTTTTGCTGATGCGCTCTTTGACGATGCCTCGTGTGACTTCTCCCGTCAGCACGTCTTCCAGTTCGATGGTTTGACCGTACTTCTTCAACTCAATTGTCTGTTCATTCTTCTTCATCAGCAATCGGTTGATTTGTGACCAATGGTTCAGATGAAACCAGAACAGGTTGAAGCGGCTGGTTGAACGTCATTTGCATGACCCAAATTCGCTTCGTGTTGATAACCTGTTCCAGTTCTTCGTCTGACAATTCCCAGCAATGAACGACACGCCCTTCGGGTGCGTCTTCCTTGTAAGCTGGTAGCGGTTGATATTCTGGTTGGTCTTTTGCAAAGACTACGTTCTGACCTTCAAATTCGGTTGGTTTCATGGGTTACTGTTTTTTACGTGAACGAAAGAATAAAACGCCACCAATGATGACGACTACACCAATCACCAAGAAATACCAGTTGTTCTTCAGCCATTCGGTCGGTATCTCAACAACGGGTTCATCTGGTTCATCAATCGGGTCGTCTGGTTCATCGACGATGGTGGTGTCCTGAACGACATCGTAAACCCTCGGCGTTGCTATTCCGTGAAAAGAAAATCGGTCATACCCCGTTGGTGCGATGTCGCTGGCTGATTGCTCGAACTTCGGTTCAATTCCGTTGCGCTCGTTTTTCTTCTCCAAAAGAAGTGCGGTCATCCCTGCAATGAATGGTGTTGCCATTGATGTTCCTGATAAAACAATGAACTCGTTGTTCAGCCATGTTGAAAGAATCATTTCGCCCGGTGCGACCACATCACCGTTGTCGCCTGATGAACTGAACCAACTGACAAGCAAATCACGATTGATTGAGCCAATGGCAATCACTTCATCATACTTCGCTGGATAGCCCATGCGGTCTTCCGTGTCGCTTTGACCTGAATTTCCTGCCGCTGCGATGACGATGATGCTGTCTGCGATGCTTGCGTCAATTGCGCTTTTGATAGCCGATGACGGCTGCGAACCACCCAATGACAGGTTGATGATGTCTGCCCCTTGCTGGCGACACCAGTTGATGCCATTGGCAACGCCTGAATTGCTTCCTGAACCGCTGTTCGATAACACCTTCGCCCACAAAAGGTCAGCACTTGGCGCAATCTCGTTGATGATACCGCCGACGTGTGTTGAATGACCATTGCCGTCGATGACCGATTGGTCGAAGCTGAAGTTTGCTGATGCGGTTGTTTTAGGCTTCAATAATGAATGTGTCGGTTCACCCGTATCGCAAACACACACTTTGATTCCTCGCCCTGTGTAATTCTGCTTGATGGTGTCGATGCCCAGCTTTTTGATGCCCCAATTTCGATAGGTCTGCAACCATCGAAAATTGTTCGCCTGACGTTGCGACATCGGTGGCGTTTCAATGATAGGTTGAATCAGATGGATGTCACCAGTTTCATCAGGTGGTGCGCTTGGTTGCTGTGCCAGCATTGAAAATGTCAGCAACAACAAAAGTGGTAAAATTGAAAAAAGTCGTTTCATCATTTGTAATTTATTGATGATTAAAAAAATACGTCATTCGACGTTGTTCTTTGCTTTTACTTCAGGAAGACACGTATCGCAAACAAAGCGTGTGACGGATGAACTCTGAACCATTCTGACGGTCATGTGAACATTCGTCGTGTTCGTCTCTGACCACTTCTTTTTGCAATGGTCGCAACACACCCAACAATTGCGTCTTTGCAATGATGAACGTGCTTCAGTCAAGGTCTTGAAATTCTCCCAAATCTTCATTTTCAATTGTCTTTAAATACTTGCTTCTCCACATCTCCTTCATGTCTTCTGATTCTGCAAGTTCGCTTTTTAAATATCCAATTTCCAGATACAATGACTTTATCAGAACGTTTTGCTTCTCACATAGGTCTTTGAGTGTCAAATATCTCGACAATTCATCGCCCAGCTTCTCCATGTTGCCCGTGTGATTCCATTTTCTGAAGTTTTCGTCTTTCTCATTGTTCATGGTTTACAGTTTGTATTCAAAACTGACGGTGATGCGTCTGTTCCCTGATGATGCCCGATTTGATGTATTGTGTACCGTCCCCCTGCCGATGGCTGTTCTTCCCTTTCTGATGCAATTCCAATTTGGGCTATTCTGCAATGCCATTACCAGATTGAACGCTGATGTGACGATTGAGACGGTGAACCCTTGCTTTCGATAATCTTCAGCTACGTAATTCAACAGCGATTTACCAACACCAATTCCCTGATAATCTGGAAGCACCACCAGTCGATGAATCCGTTTGTGTTTCTTCTTCGTTGGATGTGGGAAGTGAAGCACCGAACAGAACCCAACGGGTTGGTCGTTGAGCGTCGCCAGATAGATGTTCGCCGCTTTATGATGCGTGTGATTCAGATAGTGATACTTCCTGAATAATTCCCAAACAGCGTGATTTGCGCCTGAATAGATATGAAGGTCGATGACTGGTCTTTCGTGTTGGCAAAAAAAAAGCGTTGTTCGTCGGTGTCATACACCCAATCAGGTTGCAGCCATTTCAGTATGTCACGATGACAAGTGACGGCGATGAATTGCTTTTCTGACTTGTTGATGGCTTTGTTGAGTGCCAAACAGGCGGTCTTTGCGACATTTCTATCAACGACCGATGTAAATTCGTCGAAGATGAAGCATTCACGGTCAAGGCTCAAAGCATACGCCAATTGAACACGCATCTGTTCGCCCTGGCTTAACACCTTGTAAGGTTTCAACCATGATGGTGGTGAAGCAAACCCGACCAGACTGAAGTTCTTCAGTATCACATCAACGTCAGCATCTTTCGGCATTTCGTCAATGACCGACTTTTTACCGAATCGTGAATTGATGAATAAGTCGCCAAAGCAATGATTCGCAATTTGTGACTTCCCTGTTCCTGATGCTCCGACGATGGCACCGATTTTCCATTCTTTGTTCTCGATGTCGATTGAACCGCTGAACGTCTCTTTGACTTCGCTGATGTCAAGGTCGAATCGTCCCTTTACCAATTCATTTCTGAACGACTGGTCAATCGTGCTGGATTTTATAAACTCAAAACTCGGCATTTGAATCCTAATTTTTGGACTTCGTTGAACGCTCGTTCCTGTTCCGAAAGGTCTGAACAGTCGATGACCACCTGATAAATTGGTTCAACGCTTGCCGATGCTGATGACTGCTTTGCTTCGCCTTCAACCCACGTCAGTTCTGATTGCTTGAATCCCCATTTCAAAAGGTCGTCTTCTTTGAAGTGTTCCTTCAGTATTTCAAAATCCCAATCACCGCCGCCCTTGTTGGCGACGATGTTGGCTTCTTTCTCGATTTTCGGTGTCCAGCTTACTTCCCGATAATTGTACTTGTGACCTCCCCAGATAACGAACCCCCATGCAACCGTTCCCTGACCATCGGGCTTCTTCAGTTCTTCAATTATCTGACGTTCACACTTATCAAAGTCAATTGTCTTTGAACGCTGGTTGCCCCCGATGAATGATTTGGAACGTCGATTGTAAATGATGCCAGACAAATCACCCAAGCGTCGAAGCGTGTCTTCCAGTTGCTTCAATTGCTTGTTGTTGATTTTTCGGGGGTTGTGCTTGTATGGTTTATACTTGACGCTCATATTCAGGAAATTGACGAATCTTCAAAAAATTGTATTCTTCAGGCAAATCAAGAATGTTGCCCCCGTGACGGTCAAAGCTGACGAACTTAACCTTTGCGCTGAATGTCTCAAACCAAGCAAGTCGGTCAATGTTCTTTTGATTCTCAATGGTACACCCAATCCAAACGTTGTCCCATCCATCGCCCCAATCATCTGGAAGATGGTCAGCGATTCGTTCTGGTCGCTTTGTCAATATCTGAAAAATCAAATCAGGGCATTGTCTGATGATGTCCCAGATTTCGTCACGATAGCTGTCAATTTGTTTGTGAAATACATCGGTCAAAGACGAAGTGAAGACTTTCAGCGGTGAGCCGTCAACACACGTTTTCCCTTGACGCTGCCAAACCAATGGTTTGTTGAATGTCGATGGTTTTGTTCTGGTGACAGTCCCGTTGACGGGTATCTGTTCACCGTTTTCGTCTTTTCTGCCACCTCCTTTGAATGAGCCTTCGCCAAAGTCTCGCATCATGTAACAGAATTTACAACCTTCGCTTACTTTACTGCATCCAATGGCGACGTTCCATGTTGCGTCCGTCCATTGAATATGTGAGTTTAAAGCCATTTGTCAATTTATTTTAGTGATGAAAAAATAATTCAGGTCAACATCCATTCTTCGATGGTTCGACATTGCGCTTCTGCGAACAAACCAACGATGTCGGGATTCATCAAAAGAATAGCATCTTCGTAATTGTCGAAAAACAGGTGTTCAACCAATATCGCTGGCATTTGCGTCTTGGTCAACACGTAAAACCGTTCTTCTTTGTCGTGGTCGCCGTCTGACAAGTCTGGTCGCATTCTGATTTTATGGCCCAGAAGCGATTCTGTGTGCTTGTAAAGACGTTCAGCCCACTTGTCGGCTTCCGTATCATTCGGGCTGGTGTAAACCTCAAACCCTCGAACCTTTGCATTGAAAGCGTTGGCGTGATTGCTGATGAACAAACAGAAAACGCCCTTTGCTGGACTATGAATGTGATTGGCAAACTCAACACGACGCTTCAAACTGATGTCAGCGTGTAATTCGCTGAACGGTATCGTGTGAAGATGATGAATGCCACGCTTTGACAGCATTTCCGAAACTCGATGCGTCACGGTTCGATTGAACACCCCTTCCAGAAACGTTCGGTCGTTATGAAATTGCCCCTTCTGGTGAGCGAACATTTTATCGGGTTCGGTGGTGTACTTTCCTGCTTTAGCATCCCAGCCACCATGACCAGCATCAAGAATCGGAATTTTAATCATTGCTTACTAATTATATCACAAATATCCAAAAAATCTATGTCATTTTCAATTTGAACATCTTGTTGAATACTTGTGCGGTTGCTCTGACATCAGCTTCACAATAGTTTTTGATTCGCTCGACAGCATCTTCGTCGTCTGAATAATAGACTTCACCCACGTCGCCGCCCGAAATATCTTGCTTTGGCGATTCAACACCAAGCGTCAAACAAATGGCGATAAGTGATGCGGCTTGCGATGTCTGATAAATACCTTGCTTCCAAACATCCTTCGTGTCAATCAGCGTCATTTCCCATGGCTTCTGACCATACAGTTTGAACAACTGCGGTATCTCGATTGAATGCGCTGCCATGCGTGTCACGATGTACGGTATGTCAAACCCTTTGATGTAGTGACCAATGAGTTGAGAACCACGCCAGTCACCACGCTCGATGCGATCTTTGAAGTTCTTCAAAAGCGTAAATTCAGCGTTTGCGCCGCCAAACTCCATTCCCGTAAAACTTTCAATTTCTTTGGTTTTGCTACTCATTGCGCTGATGACAACGATTTTTCCGAACTCTGGGAATAATGCGGCTTTTTCGTGATAAGCAACACCCGCTTCAAGTTCTGGGAACTTAGACTTTGCCACATACTCCCATGCGGCTTTCACGTTCTCTGGGCATTCGCTCCATGCTTTGTGCTGACGTACCGTTTCAATGTCGAATACTAATTTCATTGTTTCGATTTATTTAAAGATGAAATAAAGAGTGACGGACACCGCCACCATGATAATTTTTGCAATAGCCATCATCAATTCTGGCTGATTGAAGCGTCTGAAGAATTTGTCAATCGCTGCGGTCTGACCGACGTAAAAGAACGGCTTTTGAAGACCGATGATGTTGACAATACCATCGTGAATGACCCAAAATAAAGAAGCCCCGAAAATGACCAACTGCCACTTCCCTGCGAAGAAAGCGACAGTCAAAATCAAAGCTGATTGTCGAACAAACTGCCATCGGTGCCACCGCTTGTTGGCTTCCAAATCTCGCTGACAATTTCTGAAGTCTCTGAACATCCACGCATCAGACATCGCATCCGATACCGTAAATAAAATAAGTGCTAACATCGAAATGATGATTTCCATTATTGTTGATTTTGATTGATGATAAATTCATCGAACGTTCTGCCGTCTTTTCGTGCATGATACCACGATTCACGCTTATCATTTGACCAGCGTTCAATCTCCATGTGTGCATGACGATTCAGCAATTCGATGTTTTGTTCGTTCCATGCCAATTCACTTCTTCCAGTCGCCTGACACATTCTGACCGATATGATGTGACTACAATCCAGCGGCAAATCTGAACGATTGGTTCTTTCGCAAAAGTGATACCCGTGTTCATCATAAAAATTCTGAACATAGCTTTGTTTCGCTTTCGCAACTTTGCGGTCAATGACTTTTTTATCAATCATTTTTCCTTCTGAAGTGGGATATTTTGGCATATCATTTTATGATTTCGTAGTGAACAAATTTTAAACTTTGACCGTCGCATCGCTTCAAATATCCTTTTCTGACCAACGCCTTTATTCCTCCGTAGATGTACGCACTTTCAGTGAACCCCATCTGTTTGGCGATAAAGTCTGGGCGTGACCGACCGTGCTTTTTGAATGCGTCATAAACTGCCCGTTGTTTATCAGTCAGGTCGTTCATCTTGATTGGCGTTTTGGTCTTCAGAAAGAATCCAGCAAATACCGATGACGATGATGATTTTTAGAATCATGTTGTCGAATTTAAGATAAAGTAATTCCCGTTTGTCGTGCTGGGTCTTGATGGTTGTCGTTCTTGACGTGCCAGTTCAATTGCAACCTGATTCCTTGCCCAAACTGCGGTTCGCCCCCAAACCAACGTGGCTGCGTCTCTGGCGTGTTCTGATGTTCTCCCTTCATGTTCTGTCAACTCTTTGAATTGTGCTTGTGTGGTTTTGGTGGGCATCTTCAGAAACTTGACATCACGACGAACCGTTTTCCCTGATTTTTTGGTAAATGCTTTGTCCCTCGATGACGGTGCAACCTCAATGACTGGAACGTTCGCATGACGAAGCATCAGAATCATTTGCTTTGCGGCTGCTTTGTTTTCACCCACTTTTTGTGCGTAGTTCATCGCTATTGAGAAAGACGACTGTATATCAGCCATTGACACTTTCTTGACGATTTTATTGAATCGCTGTTTGTTGTAATTCATCATGCCGTCAATTTTGGCTTTGACCATGCCCCACATTCCGAACGTGGTGCTGTCCAATGCTGGGTTCTCAACAATTGCAATGATGTTCTTCAGCTTGCATTGCGTTTGAATCCACTTGACCATTGACATCATATCACCCGTTTTCATGTTCATCGACTTGCCTTTGGGGTTGTAAATGCACACGCCACAATTGACAAATGAAGGGTCTATCCCCAATAGAATCGTTCGGTTGTCCAGTCCTTTCATTGTAAAATATTGAATTTGTGAATGAGGTAAACAGCAAGAATTGATAAAATAAAAATCCACACGATGACGCTTCCTTCGGCTTGCTGCCCTGATTTTTTCCGAAGAAACCGTTTGATGTCTCTGACTTCAGAATTGGTCAATCTGAAGAACTCTGTTGAGCCAGCACCACGTTTCGCATTTTTGACCGTGAAATTGTCTGACTTGTACTTTCTGTGAAGCTGGGCTTCAATGCTCGATGCTCTGTCAACTCGATATTCAGCGATGATGACCACACGCCCAGGTATTCCATTGTCAACAGACTGATGACGTTCTTCGCTGTTCTTGGCGATGCCGATTTTGATTTCACGTTTGCCAGTCAGTATTGAACGCCATGTTCGATTGGTCTTGCGCTCCATCAAGTAAACAGAACGACGCATCGGGCGACGCTTCTTTCGCTTCGTGCGTCGCTTCTTCTTTGACCAAATCATTAGTAAGTGATTCCCATTCGACGCATTGCGCCCCTGAATGCTCGACGATGCGAACCGTGCTGACTTCCACCTTGGAATAATTCTTCAGTTTCCTTCAAGACATCAGCATCAGCATAGTCAAGAACTTGCATTTCTGTCCCTTCTTTATTTATCCATATTTGGTCGCCGATGCTGTCTGAATTATTGCCCCCTTCAATGGTTATGGATATGAACGAACTCTGGTCGTCAATGTACCCGTTGAGTGATACGAATTTCATTTGTCGATTTATTTTGATGATGATTTAATACGGTAATTTCTTCCCGTCGATAACTTCTGCGGTGTCCCAATCATAGACTGATGCACCCGTCCAATGAATCACCTGACCCGTCAATACTTGCTTTTTGCGCTTCTTCCTGATGACATTGAACCACCCCGTCAAATTCTGATAAGTGTCAAGACCGTCAGCCATTGCAACCATGTTCAGCATTTCCATTCGGTCAATCCACAAATCGCCAATCTTCAGTTGAAAAAGAAAGTTGTCTTTGATGCCCTCCAAATTGGGTGCATCTTCAAACTTCATCCAGAATCGTTCAATTGCAAATGCCAGCGGTTTGTTGATTGTCTCGCCGTCTTTCTCGACGGTCTTCCATTGGTCAGCCAGATTGTAGTCTTTCAAAAAAAACGGTGCTGGGTTCATCGTGACATTTCGTGGGTTTTCCTCCCAAAAGTCAATCACGTTGCCAGCTTTCCAACGGTCGCCAAGTCTGAATGTGTGTTTCTTGATGCCCGCTTGAATTTTTAGTTTAAAGTCGGTCGGTTCTCCCCATGGGGTTTCACGCTTAAAGGATAGTATCATTGTTCAATGTAGTTTTGAATAGATTCGCCGATGTTCTCGGTTTCATCTGTGAATGGAATCATGTATTCAGCACACGCCATCACGCATTCAAGCGACACGGGTTCATTCTTTCGCATCTTCACAAAGTCGTTGTAAGTGATGCCGATGTCTGATGCTTTCCCCTTATAGGTGTCACCGAACTCGAATGTCGCTGTCATATCGTCAAACAGTTTTTTGTAATTGAATTTTGGCATTGTCGATAATTTGAGAAGAAGAACGACAATCAATCAAAAGTCAACTGTCGTTCTTCATGTGATGAAATTGTTTACGAACCTTCAGCGGCGAACCCCATGTCCAGCGTGTCGTCGTCAGAACCTTCAAACATTTCTGTTTGCGCTGGGTCGATGGGTTGATTTTCGTGCCATTCTTTCTTCCACTTCGCCCCGTCTTTTGCAGCCACCAAAGCAAGGTCGGTCAGCGTCTTCATCGTCGCTTGGTCGTCAACGTTGTTTTCTGTGATTTGCTCGGCGTTCCACTTGATTTCAATGTGGTAAAACCCTTTTTTGTAGTTCTTGACCAGCACAACGGTCAAGTTGGTCGATTTGTCATTGATTTTCACCCCACGTTGATATTGGAGTTTCTCAATGCCCCGATTTACGGTGTAATCCGTCTTTTTTAAAGCCATCGTTCGATGTTTTTAAGATGAAAAAAATTGATTCAAAATGGAAGCTGGTCTTCGTAATCACTGACCAACTTCAATATCTTTTCAGTCACATTTTGATTGAAGAAACGCTTCACCCAAAAATGACCTTCTTTCCAGTCAATGCCCCTGCTATTTACAAAAACTCTGAATTGCCAACCGTCTGTGAACCCATCTTCGTCGCAAGTGATGACCATATTGCATCCCGTTTTGACCATATTGAGACGAACCGCTTTGACCGTCATTCCTTGTTCTTCGGTGCTATTGATGCGAAACCGCTTGATGATGGTCGGTTTGGGCTTTACACGTCTTCTTCGACTGCGGTATCGGTTGAATGTCATCAGTCTTTGATTTCTTCATTGACAAACTTCTTCAGTTGCGCTCGATATTCGATTCGTTCTTCTTCCAGCTTGTCACGCATTTCCTGATAAATGTCTTCGTCAAAATATTCGTCGATAGCATCTTCACACATTTTTTTCAGAAGATTCGGTTCAACAGCATCCAATTCAACTTGACCCAAGCCATCCCAATTTGCGGCACGACTATCAGTTGATTTTGTTGGTGCTGGCGGTAGCTTCAGTTCAATGACTTGTTCTTCCATCAATGCAATTCGCTTGACTTCGACATACTGCCCCAGCTTTTCCAGATTTTCTTCAATGCTCCGTGGGATGTCTTCACCAGTAGCATCGTAATCGCCAAAATAAAGAATGATTGGCGTTTTACCTTCGCTGGCTACATTTTGAAAACGTTCAGTCGCTTCGTTCAGAAATGTCAATGATGGGTACCCTTTACATGGTGCAAGTGCAACGCCCTTTGAGTTGCAAACAGTCTGAAAAACCCCCTGCAATGCTTTCTTCTCAATCCATACTTCTGGGACGTATGGTTGTTGCTCCCAGCGGTTTCGATAAAAACTGGTCATCCATGCTTCAACCTGTCGCTTTGCGTTCTCAATAGAATCTTCGAGCGATACCGATTCAAAGTCTGTTGAACCAAGAACACCCCTGTCATGGTCGCTGAATTGCTCAAAAGCGATGTCACCGTCCCATCGGGCTTTTATCATTGCGCCGACGACACGTTTGTAATGCTTCATGGAATTGGTCATTCCAATAGAAACCAATTGATAGTGTAAAGCACGAAGCGTCAAAACTCCGTATTCGTAACGATCACAAATTTCAATGGATTTTTCTATTATCCACGACCTTGTGAATTCATCATTTGTGCGTTGCATGATTGTCGATTTAAAGTGATGATTGATTTGATTATTCTTCTGTTTGCTGATTTTCAGCTTTGACTTTTGCTTCCCATTCTGCTTGACGCTTGATGTAGTCCGCTTGCTCGGCGATGGTCATTCCGTCACCTGAAAGCGTCGGTTCTTTTCGTGTGCGTGTACCTTTTTCCTGATGCGTCATTTCCATGTGTTCACGATGCGCCTGTTGTGCGGCGTTCTCCAATTTTTCGTGAAATGATTCTTCCAAAAGTGCCATCATTCCTTGATAGTCCAGATTATACCGATTCTTTGACACCTTCAACGTGTTCGTCAAAATCATTTTCAAATCAGCAATCGTCAGATGACGGTAATGAATCACGATGTCTTGCGCCAGTTCTCGAATTTCTTCTTCAGACATATCGTTTCGACGACCAAATTTTCGAGCAAATGCCATGACCATCAGGTGAACAAGGTCTTCAGCTTTGTTTTCGCCTTTGTATTTGACCAGCGTTGCGATTGAAGGTGTGTTCAGGGCTTGCGCTTGCTCCCATGTGGTTGGTTTGATTTTCTTGTCCATGACCACCATTGGCGCACGTTCAAAAGCCTGAATTGCTTTTTCGACTTCAAACGTCCCAGCCTGAATCAACGACTGAATGTGTTCCGCTTCTTCAGGCTTTACCATTTCAACAAAGCGATAAAAAACCGTAGCTGGAACACCAGCGTTCATTCGCTTGATTGGGCTGTCAACAATAAACTTCTTTTTGACGAACACCAGTTCGCCAGTTTCTTCATCTTTTGCGCTCACTTCTCGTTCAATCTCCCGTTTTCCCCATGCGCTGCGAAGGTCTTCCAGCAATGATTTTCCCAATATGCTGATTTGCTGGTTTTCTACTTTAATAAGTGCGTTTTCAGAACTCATAATTTACCAGTTTGCAAGTGATTCAGCGGCATTTCTTGTGATTGTGCCACCAGTTAATTTTGTGCCGTTCTTCGATTCCGCTTGCTTCGCTTCCTTCAATGCTTTTTGAAAAGCTGGATTATCTCTCGCCATCAAAGCGTCTTCGATGTATTCTGTCCCGTGTCGCTTGAATAAAGTCACGGGCTTCAGATGCTTCGCCATTTTGGGGCTGTCCTTCCATTCCCATATCTTGAACATGACCATCAGTTCAATTTCTTCACGGGTGTACTTCTTCTTTAAAAGCGATTTGACGTGCTTGACATTATCTGAACCACGCCCCGTCAAAGCTGTCGAGAAGTCCCGTTCGGCAAACTTGTTCAACAACTCAACAATCGCCACCGCATCAGCATTCAGCAAATCTTCCTTTTCTTTTTTGGCGGAAGTTTTTTCTTTTTCTTCAGTCGCTTTTAAATCATCAATGTCATCAACTTGAACAAACGGTAATTCGTCAGAATTTCCATTTATATCAATTGTATTATTAGTTAATGTATTATTAACTGTATTATTAACCTTTAACTTTTCATGGGGAGGGTCTATAACTTTCCTTAAAGAGGGGTGTTTAACTTTTATTAAAGGGGGTCTATAACAAATGTTTAATACCCTCTTTAATATTTGTTTAGTACCCTCTTTGCAAATCAACGTTCGCTTCACGTAGCCTTTTTCAACCAACGAAGTGATGACGATTGACACCCGTGTTTTGCTGATACCAAAAAAGTTACTGAAATATTCGTTTGAAGCAAAGCATCCGTCATCACCGTCAAGGCTGTCAATTTCTACGAAGAAGAACTTTTCTTGCATCGTCATTTTAGTGTCCAGCCATATTTCAGCGGGTATCCAGATTCCTTTGAAGTCTCTTTTGTTCATTTCGTGGGATTTTCAGATTTAATAAAAGTGAAGTGTTTCTTCGCTGGAACTCCAATCAATTTTGTTTCAATCAAATTTGCTTGCTTCAATAAAGAAATACACTTCGTTTGCTCTTTGTACGACATACCGTATTGTGATTTGATATGCTCTGAAGTACAACTGAACCAATAGTTGTCATCGACGACGACTGATTCTTTTTCATGTAAAACGACCAATCTGTAATGGTCTTTCAATGCCGCAAACAGATAGGCGGCTTTGATGCTTTTTAGACTTATTGCTAAATCTACGCTTACACTCAAATCAATGTGATTTGCATTCATGGGATTTAATGATTTATGCGTTGAAGAAAACATTTGACTACAATCGTCCATTCCATCGGGTAGTGGTCATACCTGAAGCGGTCAATCTTCGCTTTAATGGTGTCGTTTCTGATTGATAATTCGGTGCCAGGGTGAAGCGGAAAATCGCAACCTGACAGATATTTCAGAAGCGATTCAAATTCGTTGCAGATGTGAAGGTGATAATCAAAAGCGGATAGATGGTCGTTATTCGTGCCGACCATGCTTCGTAATTTTTCACGGGCTTCTGATATTCTGAAATTCACCCCAACCTGATTCATCAGTCGGTCAATGTCGGGGTCTGAATGTGGGATGATTGCCTGAAAAACAATCTTTACTTTTTGATTTGTCGATTCTTGCATGATTGTCGATTTTATCTGTTTTGTTCGTCGTTCAGAATGTAGCCTGTGGTGACGAACAAAAGACCAATTACTAAAACAAGCATAGTTCACGGGTTTACCTGACGCTGGCGATGGTTCTGTTTGTTTTCGACGGAATCATCGAGCGAGAACTTTTCTTCGCTCTGATGTCGCCAAAATGCGTCAACTGTTCACAAAATTATAAAGTCAATGCCGCAATTTACGGTAATTCTGTCACAAAAAAAAGGCTGCACGTCGTTCACGTTCGGTTTATTGCATCGTCTTCGCATAGTAGGAACGACGGCAGCCCGATTCAAACAGTTATTCTTTGACGTTACTGATAAGCGTCAACGATTGGTAGTAAATACGTGCCAATTCAACACGCTTCTTCAGTTCGGTCAGATATTCTTCGTCACGCTCAAATTCAAAGGTTTTGATTCGCTGTTCAATCGGAACAACACCGTCAACCTTGTGATTGCGTCTGATTTTCTCTGAACATTCGATGTAGTTGGGATTCTGGTCATCGCATCCGAATTTGAACCAGAACCGCTTTTCTTCTTCCAGAATCAATTCTTCTGGGGTATCAACCAAACAGTAATGAAGACGAAACTTTGAACGCCCATACAAGTCCATGTAAACTTGCCCTTGTGCGTAATATAGTTCAGGGAAAGACCGTGTTTCAAAAAACGTTCTGATGTCCCAGCTTGTCTTCACGTCTTCGATGATGTCTTCGCTGTCCAAATCAATATCGCAATGACCAGAAAACCAGTCGTTGCGCTGTCGCTTTTTGTTCTTAGCTCTGAATTGCTTCGAGGGGTACAACTTTGCCACCAAACCGATGCTGTCTTGTTCGCACAAATGCCCTTTCAGCATTTCTTTCGTGACCAGCGGTTCGTCATATCCGTATTCTTTGCGAAGCCATTCTTTTTCGATGAATCGTTTTGAAGATTCTCCAAACTCAAATGGTGCGTCACGTTTTGCAATCAATTCAGTCAGCTTCTTTTCCATGTTGTACGTCAGCGGCTTGACCAGCTTTCCGTCAATAAGCGTTTCCGATGCTGCTTGCTCTTTACGAAGTTGCAAAGCATCAAGTTCAGCCAGTTGTTTGTCGGTGATTCGGTTGCCGCCAACCATCAGGCTTCCAATGGCTGACGCTCTGAAGGTTATGTTCTTGTCTGCCATTAGTTAGATGATTTTGCGTTCTTCAATTCTTCGGCTTTCTCGCCGTATTCATCAGCCAAATTGTATTGACTGACCAATCCGTGAACCTGTGCCAGTTCTTCCAGCGTCTCGGCGTTGTCGATGTGTTCTTTGATGCGCTGGGCTTCCTTTTCTTCATCAACTGCCTGAATGTCCAGACCTGATTGATTGTCGATGTACTGATATTGACCTTCCTTGCTCTGAACAGACTGGTCAGCAATCACGGCTGTCTGAATCTCAATTGACATGATGCCCCATTTTGACAACGTGTTCTTCAGAACGGTTTTTTTAGCCATTGCGTCGAACTGGTCTTCGTCACTCCATGGGGAATGAGAAGAACCGAACGACTTGCTGTATTTCTTGGCGTGTGCCAAGACCTTTTCTCTGTCCCAATATACCAGCTTTTCAAAGCCATTGACCAGACGAAAATAGGCAGCGTAACCAACGACCTTTCCTGAACCAACTTCTGAAAAGTCAGCGTCAAGGTCTTCAGTCAATGCGTTGTACCCCTTGAACTGGTTTTCGTACACATTGACGACGTTGATTCGGTGATATTGACCTGTTCGCTGGGCAAGTTGAACGAATCCTTTCCAGCCCAATTGAAACTGTGCCTGTCCTTTGTAGGGGACAATCCAAGCAAAGCCCAACGACTGATTGATAGGAAGGTCAAGACTGGCGGCTGTCGCTGCCGCATTCAGCACCGTCACGGGGTCTGATTTGGAAAGCAACCGATTGTTGCCGACAATCTGAAGAACCGATGACATGAAGCCTTGCGCCTTTTTGCCCAACAGTTCTTCAAATCGACGCTGTATATCATTGCGACTGAACAGCGTTTTGACTGATACCGCTTGTTGCGGCTTGTTTTGATTTGACATGATGTGTCGATTTAAAGTGATGAATTACTATGAGTTGAGAACGTCGGCTTTGAGTTGCAAAGCCTCGTTGTCAAGTTGAGCCGTTCCGAACATCATCATTTTGACGATGACGTGTTCACGGCTGATTTTGCGATTGTGCTTTAGTTTGTACGCTTTTTGATAAGCGGTGATTTTATCGAGCAACGAAAGCGGAATTTGCAATCGTGACCCTTTGCTTTCTTCCTGAAGCAATTCTTCCATATCGTACGTGGACATACTCTGATGATTTATTGATGATAAATTTTTAACAAGTCGTGATGTTTTCTGAACTCCCACTTTTCCAAGACTTCTGATGCGTCTTTTTTGGCTTCTGACTTCACTTGTTTTTGCAGTTCTCGAAGTTGTGGGAATTGCGGATTCTGACCGAACATCTTGCACGATTTATTGGCAGATGCGATGAATCCACGACAGATTGGTGTTCGTCCCTCGATGATGTCTTCGTTGGTCGTTTCATCTGTTCTGGTCATGTGACAACTGAACGGAATTTCCCATTGAATGGAATCCAATATTTCATCAATAGAATGATGACCAAGCCAACCACGAAGCGAATCTTTACGGAAAGGACATTCTTTGCATACTTTGGCGCATACTTTCATTTGTGTCGATTTAAAGTGATGAACTGAAGTTGTGACAAAAGTAATCTATTTATCACAAATTCACAAATAATGTGATTAAATTATTGTTCCGCTGGTTCGTCAATTACAACTGATTCGTCACGCTGCGGAAGTGAGCCGCCCAAATCGGTCTTTCGCTGACGAACATAATTGATGCGATTTGTCCAGTCGTCGATTTTCGCTTGGTCTGTTGGTGTAAATTCTGCCCCATTACTGCGATAGGTCGTCGCTGTGACTTGATTTGTGTCTGTGTCGATAGTGGCTTCAATTTCAAAAGGATGAAGCAAGCCTGACGGTGATTGCTGGTTCGTCTCAAATACAATTGTTTCTGTTGGCATGATTTCAAATTTAAAGGAACAAAGAACCCATCGTCGGGGGTAGGTGACGACGGGTTCAAAAATCCCATAAACAAATATCTTCAAACTGTCATCAGTTCTGTTTTGCAATATCGCATTTGTTGGCAATATTCAAAAGACCTGTTGCTTCTTTCTCAATCTGAAAGCGTCTGTCAGGGTTGCAAGTATGGGCGAAGCTGGTCATTGCTTGTGCAACGCTGAACACGCTTGATGTGTCCCCTTGCTTCACGAAGTATTCAAAAACGTCGTCACGCTCTGATTCATTCATTCCGATTGCTTCACACATATTTTTGCAGCATTCAACAGGATGTGACAATTGACGTGCTGCCATTTCCTCGATGTCAGCGACACGTTGCGCCAAAAAATCAGGACTGACATACTTTTCAATCATATCACGAAGCTGCTTTTCAACCAAAATGACATTTGCACGTTTAGTGTCGTCTTTCCAAACCGCTTCACCTTCAGACAACTTTGCGCCCAAATGTGTACGCTTGAAACCTTCGTCGTGCCAAATCATACCGTTTTTACAAGCAAGAACAATCGCCCGTGGTGCAATACTCAATGAACCTTGACCAACTTCGCTGTTCGATAATACAAAACCCGTGATGATGCCGTTGCTGATACCCAAACCACCGTTTGCACCATTATCAGGGTCACGATAGTTCGTCAATGCTGACGGTGCTTGTTGCTCAATATCTTTGCAAGTAAAGCGAACAAACATCTTCGTATCAGTCAGGTCACATTTGTCAACGCTGATGTTCAAACCATGTCGGTCATTCGCTGACTTCACGGCTTTCAATGCAACTGCCAAAATATCAAGGTTATCATAAACCAAGTATTTGTCAGAAAGTAAGGCACGAAACGTCCCCATGTTTCCGCCTGGCATATTCATATAAGAACGAACCAACATTCGACGTGCTTTGCTTTCGCCTTTGACTGCAACTTCCTGATTTATCCAGCCGTTGAAATTCTTTGCAGCCAATTCAGGGTGGTCAGAAACCATTCTTCGCCAATATTGCGCTGGTATTTTGAAGCGGTTCGCAATTTGACGATGCGCCACGTCATTTGGTTTGATGACGACGTGTGAACCGTCGCTTCCGAATTTAGTGTCGCCAATGCCGTCGATAAGCACTTGAACACCGTCTGTCATCTTCATTGATTGAACTGGAACAACGAAGTCACGACGACGTGCTTTCAAGTTCTGAAGGTTGCGAATCGCTTCTTCCAAAGTAGCGTTTTCAAAAGTTGTACTGATTTGATTTAATTGATTTAACATGAATTGTCGATTTAAAAAAATGATGAAAATTTATTGAAAAAGAAAGCCTGTCAGATAGAGTTGCAATGTATCGTTTTCTGACAGATGCTTTCAAAATTAGAAATAACGTTTTTGAATTGTCTGAACAGATACACCGTTATAATTCTCCATGATGTAACGAATTAAACGACCTCGCTTTTCTTCGTCAATCTTTTCGATGAAGCGAAACAGACTGTGATTGCATTCTTCCAGTCTTTCTTCCAAATGATGAACGTCACGAATATCAATGTCTGGGAACGCCTGACGAATCAGATTGTATTTGCTGATATTGTGGTCAGCGAAGAAGAAATTCATCACGGCGTGAACTTGAATGACTGATGATGTTTCGCCTTTTGGCAATTCTTCGCAAAACAACGCTTTGATGTTCGCTTTATTCGGGTAATACTTTCTAAACTTCCCGTCACGAACAGCCGTGACCAAATCTTTTTCACGAAGTTCAGCCAATGCCTGTGATGCCAGCGATTGTTCGCACTTCAATTTGACATAAATTTCGGTGACGGTGATGCCTTCATTCGCTTGAATAAGTTCCAAGCATTCTTGACGATACTGACGGTCAAGAATACCGTAAAGTGATTTGAGTTTTGAAAACTTGTTTTTGATTGCTTCTGTAATCATTGTAATTGTCGATTTAAAAGTGATAAAAAGTAGGTGACACCGAAGCGTCACCCGATTGAAAAACAAAACTATGAGTTAAAATTTTGCGCTGATGCTGTCGGTGTAGTAGCTGCGAATGGCATATTTGCCAAGCAAATGACAACCAGCGTCGATGTATAATTTTTGACCGTCTTTGAGTTTGCGACCAGTCCCTTTTGGCGTGAAATATTCGCTGATGTGTCCTGACATGATAACTTTGCGAACAACCTTGCCTGATACTTGACGATATTCGACGAAGATGAAACGCTTTTCGTCAGCTTTGATTTCCTTCCATGCACGACGCATCGCATCGCCCAATGACAATTCTTTGTCAGCCTTCATCAATTGACGTGCTAACGTTGCCGACATTCGTGAACGCTGTCTGTGTGTCAATTCACGGTGGTCAGTCTGACGATAGACTTTTGAAACCTGAAGATTTAAAGTTGAAATTATTGCAGCCCGTGGGCTTGAAATTGTTGCTGTTGAAACTGTTTGAAGCATTGTTGTCGATTATTGTGTGAATGAATATGATGCAAATATACATTCTATCACAATACGGCGCAACTATTTTGTCACAAAATGAAATAATTTTATCACATTTTTTTATTCCAAGCGATTCCCGACTGATGGTTTGAATGTTTCTGATACCAAACTTCATCAGTAGCCTTCAACATTGCGTGTCTTCTGGCTCTGTCTTCCTGAATCTCGGCAATGGCTCTTTTTCTGAATTGCTTCCACGTCTCGTTGACGAACTGCCCGTCCTGATAGATAATGGGTACAATCTGAAGACGCTGTTCG